TTACCCCGTAAATCATTCTATAATTTGTTAGTAATGAATTTTCTATTTTTACAAAGTCGCTTACGTATGACATATTCGAGTCCTTATAAGGAGAAAATACCAATTCGCTGTTTTGATTAGTATTTATAATACGGTAATCTACAATAGGAAATTCAAAATGTAATCCATTCATAACAAAAAAGGAATTCGAATACAATAATCGAGAGAAACTCCCATTTACAATAATATTCTTCTTCTTGTCCATGAAAAATGTATTGTTGGTATCAAATTGAAAATGATTTATTAATATATTCATTCGCTACTGTATATATAAAAATAGTGTTTATTACGTTTTGTAATAACATTTGATACATATACAAAAAATATATAGCTATTTATTATAATATTATAAAATGAATGAAATATTTACGCAATCACATCAACCCATCATTTCTTGGAAAGGACAAACCTTATCCCAGATTACAAGTTCTATAACGAAAAATAATCCAACGATGGGTGATAATAAAAAGCTATTCTTTTTGCCTCCTCCATTGAAAATTTATAGACGCGAATTAGTTACAAATGATGTATCATGCAATAGCAACATATCTGCATCTATCTCTTTAATGGACACACCGGGGGGTTCTATTGTGAATTCAAGTGCATCTTCGTGTGGAGGTTTAGTAAATACATTAGACCCAACTTTGACAAGTAACCGTAGTGATATTCCAGGTAATTTCACTGCAACGCAATGTGTAGTTGGCACACCCGAATCAAACGCACGAGCACGCGTAAGAAGCAGTGGCATGGTTCGCCGTAAATATGACGCTGGAAACAATAAGGTGAATTATTACACAAACAATAAGCAATATTTGAATAGCAGAAGCCGTAGTTTTGAACAAAATCAATACAACTACATTCAATTCGGTGATTCAACCGCAACTCCCGGAAGCGCTCTTTCGGTAAGTAATTTATACAAACCAAATACAAGCGGAAATTCTGTATGTAAAAAACATTATTTTGCATCCGATACCAGTTTCCAATACCAATGGTTTGCAGATTTGGATACTAATTCAGTCGAAACCATCTATACTGTTGATATTTCTGCGGGATATTACGATTTGGGGGACATTAACAATGTATTATTTTCCACCATGGCGAACAATTATCATTATTATGTAAAACCCGATAATCAAACCAAAGACCATTTACTGGAATTCAGATTAGATAATTTAACGAATACAACAAAGATTCAATCTACGGCTATTGCAGAGAGTTATATTGATGCGAATTTCTATGTGAAAGCAACAATCCTTGGTGAAAATGATACAATTATTGACCCATCTTGGGATACTCCATTAAATGCAAATGGCATTGAAAGCCCTCGTATTATTTTATATAAGGACAGTGATTTTACAAACGCATTAGGATTTAGTTTCACTGATGCAAGCTACTCATTCCCAACCGACGCAAACGCAGCTACTGACGCCGCAAGCGGTGAAACCGTGAATGTGCGTACATTTACATCTAATTCTACAACATCCTTCAATTCACGATACCCTACCCTAACTTATAAACCAAACAATTACCAGTTTGCACAACAAGGTGCGGTTTCATCCAGCTCATTGGTTACACGCAAGAAATACAATACGATTACAACTGCGGCAAGTTCTTATACAAGTTCTTATGGACTGCACGTAGCAAATGCGTTAGCATACGGTGTGCCATCGAACGGATACACAGAGAAAGAAAAATATGGATATGATGTTCCAAATGTTCCTACCGTAGATTCAACCGGAAATTATAAACAATGCCGTAAAACAACCATTCGCGGTGGTTAAATATATACGCCGAAGTACATGTATTCAATATGAGAATACATGTAGGTAAATTACGAATGACAATCTATGATTCATCTATTAGATGATGAATGGGAATATTATGTTTGATACACCATTTTTTACATTTTTCAATATTATTTTTAATCAAGTATTCGATTTTTTCTTGTTTGTGTTTGTTGTCAATCAATAATAAAGTATAATGTATATTTTCTATTTGTTGCTGACCAAAAATAGCATTGTATTCTTCTATCTTGGTATGAAAATAATAAGGTATTTGAATAGATAATAAACGATGGGTGTATAAAGGTGAATTGCTTACAGGGCGTATCATTTTTTCAAACGCCCGATGTAATATTCCAAAGAACCGCTGATTCGAGCTGTGATAAAACCCTTTACAAATAATATATTTTTCAGAGTTAGCATACCGACTGGTGTGTGGTTTCATAATATATACCTTTTCATAAAAAGAAGACAAAATATACAATAAATCAATTGTGTGTTGCATAAAACTATCAAATATTTTCAATACAAAACTTCCTCCTCTCTTTTGTAGGCAAAGTGCGAACGCTACTTGTGCAAACAAAAGCTTACTAACATTTACTTCCTGTAAATTGAAATCGCCTGAAAAATCAAAGCCACCATCACCGGTTACAATATCCATGGAAGAACCGTATTTTTCACATACGTAAACAAAATTATCAATATTCAAAATATCACCACTATTGTCGCTTCCATATTCCAAATAAATATTTTTATTTTGCTGTAAGTAATTCTTTGTCTTCTTCCATCCAGGGACGTTGGGGTCGTTTGCATCACTTGCAATGGTCATACCGTAATATATATCATGCGGGTTTTTGCGAATATTACAGAGTGCCTCAATAAACCCACCTGGTCCTTCTGCCAGATGAAAACTGCGGATATCTCTGGGTATATCGTGTAATTTGAACGTATGTAAAACTTCTACCATTTTGAAATAGGAACGTGATAATGGACTATAAAAAGCTACACAATAATTTTTCAAGGGGACATTTGTGTGAATGTATTCATATGGGTTTGTATATTTCTTGAAAATATCCCAATCTTTCTCCATTAATTCAATGCGTTCTTTTAATTCATATACATAGTGTGTTTGGGAATGTGAAATAATATTGTCGGGTTGTTCCATATCATCTACAAAATCTATATACATAAATGAAAAAATATTTGTTTTGGGTAATAAATAATATGTCATAAGAAGTATTATTTACACTGGTTATAATAGTACAAGTGTTAATTTTAAACTGTTTCATAAGAGTTTATTGATTTAGTCTTCACCTATTACAATGCTTTCTTTTTTTTTCTCAATTTGTTTTAGTTCATTTGGTTGGTCAGTTTCATTTTGTTCTTTTTCCTTGGCTTCCTTCGCGCGTTGGATTTGAATAGCGGGTGGAGTTACATCAGGGGTTCCTGGAAATTCTGGTGTTTCTGTATTTTCACTAGGCGCTTCATATTCTTCATCATCTAGAGTGTTTGGAATAATCGATACAATCTTTTCTATTTTATCAATATTCACATTATTCATTTTCTTAAACGCATAATACCGATTCATAAACGATATTTTCTTTTCAATTTCATTCATATTCAATGCTTTCGCATAATCATTTGCCCTTTCAGGGTGTTCTTTCACTTCTTGTTCCATTTGAGAATAAAGTTCGGAAAACATTCCACTTCCGTGAGGTAGCCCCATATGCTGGGCGTCTTCATCTGATACCAATACGAACCCATAATTCTCCATTGTGCGAACAAAGAAATCATATTGAACCAAATATTCTTGGAATACCTTATTAATACTTTCCTGGTAAATACCAATGGTATAATTCAAGCTTTCTTCATCCTTTGGGAGTCCGGTTTGGTCGTACAATTTTACAATTTCATACACTTTGTTATTGTTTTGTTTGAATACAACGCTTTCATCTTTCTGTTTATCCTGTAATAATTTGAATACTGTATCACCGTCATAAGTAGTTGCAATAAAATATCCATCCAACTTTGTACATTCGCTAATATTTCGCATAAACCCGTGTAGGGTATTTCTGTTTTCAAAGAAATAATGAATAGCAAATTGACACGAACTTACATTGAATCCGTCTTCGCCTACTGCATAATGAGGATATACTCCTGCACCCAAAACATTTTTATCCTTGGAACCAATTCCAAATACAGCTTGGGTAGTTTGTTTATCACGTTCACTATTCATAGCAGTTCCATCACGGATGCGTGCTCCACTGTTTCCGTGTACAAATAATGCGTGTGGCATCTTATTATACTTTTTACGATTATTCAAATATCGAGCACACGCACCGTCGACCGGATTATGAATATTATCACGCGACACATCAATTCCAAATACAAAGTTCAGTTTGCTACGAATCCATTTGGGTAAATCGCCCGCCTTTCCAACAGCATAGTCAATCAAGTTATCTTTGGGATTTGACACGCCCATAATCAATTTCTTTTTTACGTATAAGTTATGGAAATCGCGTAAAGAACGTGTCTGTGTTTCTACCTTTGTATTGCGATAATATACTTCTGTATCTTCCAAATATTCTGGGATATTACTTCCCGTTCTTATCATGTCTTCTGTAATGGGGTGATGAATCGTATGCCAATTACTATTTGCAACGTGGTATGCATTACCATAGTTTCTTAGTCCTGCTTTCAATTCAGCAGTTTTATCATGACGAACCCGAATGGGAACCCATTTCCATTGGTCTTTATTTTCGTGTACATACTTAAACTCAACAATCACGTTTTCTTCGAAATATTCGCCATCTTCCGTAGTCATAACCGAGTATCCGTCGTGGGATTTTAGTTCAATGTTACATAAATGGGCATCAACCATAGATGGGTTTGTTGGCTGAAAAGGAACGGGTTTGTATCCATCACGATTATCATAATTACTTTCACTCGGTAAATCACCTTGGATAATTTGAGCACACGGATTTAAATAGCCGTGTTTTGACTGGTCATAACCACAATATAGAATAAGGGTCTTGTATTGTGTAACAGGATTACCGGTTTGGGTTTGTTTTCCATCTTCAAATACATTGTATACCTTATCCTGATTGTTCGTATCTTTCTGGACGGAAACCAAGAAATCAATGGTATTGTATTGTGGGGGTTTCCATTTGAACGAAAAGTCCCACGTGGATTTATATAGAGGACCAGGTTCTCCATCTTCCATAGACCCACCCACGGGTAAATAGGCAGGGGTAAAGATAAGACCATCTGTTTCGTATTCAAGTTGCCCGTCATTTATTCTTGATAATACATTATTACAGCACTTAAAGATGTCTTTAATATCCGAAGCCGCTTCGAATTCTTTGATTTGAAAACGAACGCCGGAAGACATTTGTTTTTTATCAGGTTTAACTTCTTGGTCGTGGGATTTATCCAAAATGGAAATAGCATCCAATTTTCGCATAAAATCGCCCAATTTCAAATAACGGGATTCAGTTTCGGACACTTCGCCTTCTTCGCCTTCATCTTCTTCGGAAACCACTATTTCTTTACTGTAAAATGGCAGTTTTCGTGTAGATTTTTTATTAATACAATAAACATCAAAAGCAGCATATACGTGAATATCTTTACCGTGTTTGTCCTTTTTAATATACTCACCATCCACTATACTGGAAAACAATTGTTTGTTCTTGGTAATCGCACCAGAGAAACGGACATTCATATTGGTATCTATAAAGTAAATCTTTCCCTTACTATTTACAAAACACAACATACGGTCTCCATCTGCCTTATCGGTGACAGTATACTCCACTCGAATATTGGGTGTAACGGAGTCTTCTAATTCTGGAACAATATTCTCCATTTGCAATGTATATGAACTGGGACCAACGAAGTATTTGGAGGTGATTTTTCCAACGTCTTCGTCTTTTCCGTGAACAATACGAATGTATTCATTCAATATGTCGGTGCATTCATAATAAGAGATAGGATAAGGTGTTTGTTGAAGTCCAGACAATACAAAGCGAATACATTTTCGCAAGTCTTGTAGTAATAACACAGGATTGCTGTAAGGCGTTCCGTTCCCAACACGCGAATTATCCACCTCCAATTCAATCTCATATTGTTCTACATTATCCAAGACGCCGGCATCTTGAATGGTATACTGGGGAATAGGAATATAATTGTTTCGTTTGGAGGTTTTGACAATACTAACATCAGCAAATACAGGATATTGTGGATGTTCAAACCGAACCCGATTAATTAAACGGAAAATCTTTTTATTGTCTCTCCATTTACTAATAATAGAACGTCCAATGGCAGTGCTTGTATGAAAATCTTGCTCTGTTTGAAACGAGACGCGGAAATTAAAATCATTCATATCAACTTTACGTATCGGTTGATTTTGTGCGTCATAAGCAGGCATTTTTTTCGTGAATTTGATTTTATTTAATAAAGTAGATGGCATATTAATTAGCTTTGAAATATCGTTGGTTTCACAATATTGTTGTATCATATCATTACCTACAATTTCCGCACGCACATTAGACATACGGGTGCGTCCATTGGCATCCAGATATTCACTTTGAATACGCAATAGTTGTAAGCCCTTTGTATCCCCTGCCTTAAACCCACACGCATTTAACTTTTGAATTACATTATCGTAATTATTCTTTGTAATAGGACGTCTCAATTTATGATTTGTACCAAAACGGATTTCTAATTCATTTGTTTTGTTGCCACTGCTAAGATATGGATTTGTTCCCACATATTGCTTAACAATATTGTTGAAATCTTGTTTGGTAGCCTTTTCTACCACATTGTGTGCTTCTTCTTTTTTCATTTCTGTTGAACTCATTATGATTTAACTGTATATAGATAAATCATATTTTATTTTAGTGTTTCAATTTTACCATTTTACCATTTTACCATTTTACCATTTTACCATTTTATTTGGTGTAAAAGACATTCGTATAAATCTTGTTTTTTCATAGCGTAATCCATTTGTAGATTGGATGCCATTTCTTGTAACTGATTCACCTTGTAAAACGATAATGGGCGTAGTGGTTTGCTATAACTTTCTAAACTTATACGATTATTTTTTAGTAGTTGTATTTCTTCAACAGAACAGTCGGGCTGAATATGAAAACAATTATCGTTATCCAAATGGAGGACAATGGTTTCATCTGCTCCTTCATATTGAATGTCCCAATAACTTTTTTGTTGCATATGGACTATGAAAATGTTTTTTTGAAAGTAGCACGCATAAGCAAGGATGTTATCCAATGAACTCTTTTTTATGTTGGTTAATAAGTCAGAATATACTTCTTCAATAGCAACTTTTGTGATTTTCTGATTAACTTGTTTCCAACGGCTTGGGTTTTGCTTTAATGTATCTACTATTTTTTGATGAATTTCTAACTTTTGTACACCTTCATTAAATGTAATTCTATTATAATCTACATATCCGTATTCGCCTATGTATAACGACCAAAATAATGAATCCCGCTGTCTGGGTGTAATATAGGGTAATACAGGTGTTCCTGATTGCTGGGGTTTGACCGTTTTTTCATTTGAAATAGTAGAGTCATTCGTATGAGTAGCAATAGGTTGTTCTTTTTTTACAATAGGTATAATGGTTACGGGTGTTTCATTCTCAATACTATCGTGCAACATTCGTTCGTCCAATTTTGCAATCAAGTCGCATACATTATTGTTTTCCGAATAACAATAAAATATTTTATCAGCAATTACGGTCATATTATAGAGTTATATGATATAGGCACGCTGTCTTTATCTTGTTTTTCATCAAAGAATGATTTCTTGAACTCTTCCTTTTGGTATTCAACTGTTTTCAGTGAGGTTTTTTGTTCGTCAATGTATTCCAAATATTTTTCAATGTCTTTAATTAAGTGGTCGGGTAAAAAAGACATATTAATAAAAACGCCATTCTTGTTTTCACTTAATTTGATTTTGTTTTCTGTAATAATACGTAAAATTTCAATGTGATGATGCTGGTCTAATCTTTCAATACGCGCTTTTAATGCTTCTAAATCTTTGGCAACTATGCTATTTTTATCATTCGACATGTACAAAGTAATATTACTTGAATAAAAAAATATATATTTATATGTTTTTTTACAAAGTCCTTTATCGGGTTCTAAGGTTCAAAAGATGGTAATAGTAGGGTATCATCAGAATTGTCGCCACCCTTTACTTCCTTGTAATTCATTTTCTCTTTTCTTAATTCACCAATGATACAAATATAAGGGTCATTTAATTCAAACCGCACACCGATAACGTCTGTTTGAATAAGCTGGTTTTCACGAATGTTTTGAAAGTAGTTATCATTGTGATGATGGTCCCTTGCAATGAATACATTAATGGGGACATTGCCATCTTCGTCTCTTACTTCGCCGTGAATACCCGCCTTTGTAATGGTTTTACTAACACATTGAATAGTATGTCCTTCTACTGGATAGCAGACCATACATTCAAATGTGGTTTGGAATTCAATATGTTCATTGTTAATCGTGCCATTGGAATAGTTCAAAATACGAATAGAACCTGGGCGAATAAATCCTTCAACAATACACTTACCTTCTAATTGATGAGCTAAGCGAGCTTCCAAGTTTTGTTTTACGTTGCTACCTACTTCGCTTACACCTAAATGAATTTTTCTTGATAACAATGAACGATTGTATACGCCAAAGTCCTTTTTCTCTTTATTTACAGGGGGTTTGTTTTGTTGTTGTTGCGATTGCATGATTTATACTATATTATACCTATATCTTTATCTTTTTTTGTGATTCAATTTTTTCTTATGGGTTCTTCTCGAACCTTGTGTTTTTGTATGCGTATTCTTTTTAATGGTTTTCTTTGCTTTCCTTCTTGTATGAGCTTTCTTTTTACGCATCTTACGCTTCTTTTGTGATTTGTTTCCACCGTTACTTGGAGGTTTTGGAAAGGGAGCTGATTCGTCCAAGACTTTGTTTAGTTCAGTTTTACATTGATTTGACAATTTGTTAAACGCCGTCTTATTTACTGAAATATTGTCTTCGTTTGTAGTTTTGACAATGGTCGCAGCAACAACAGGTAGAGTTTCGACAGTGGTCGCATAAACACTTGGTATCTGCTGACTATACTTCACTTTTATCCTATTAAATATATTTTGTAAGTCAGGATTTCCGCTTACTATTTCATTGTAATCATCATTTTTCTCTATACTTTCAAAGTTTGAAATATCAATCTCTTTTTCTAATAATTTTTTTATTGTTTCCGCGTAAGCACCAAATATTTCTTTGGGATATATTTTACCAAAATGTTTGCGACCATCCTTTGTATGTTTTATAGCACTCAATAATGCAATATCAAAAACATTTTTATCCTCTACATCCCTAATATCAAGGTATTCTTTTATTTTTGATGGGTCGGTGTTATCAAGAATCGAATTAACGTGACCGAGTAAATTGTTATGCAGACGGTGTTCTTTAATTGAAGGACTATTTTCACGAATATCTACCAAAATATCCGTATTCATACTGCTTTTATAATTTTTAACAAGTATCATTAATAATGTTTTCCCTTCAAAAGAGTTTTCCATTTCAATCGGGTCGCTGCCGTCTTTGATCCCTAAAAACTTATAATTCATATTTATAATACCATTATTCCCCATTGTCAAATAAATCTTGTTCTTAATTACATAATCAATAATAGACTTAGTATGCGGTAAAGCTAATATAAACTCTTTACAATATACGAATATAGTTGTTAGTAACGCATCAAAAAGTGATTTATGTTTATCTGTATTTATTAAACTTAGTAATACGGTTTCATTTGTTTTTTTATAATAATCTGACAACACCTTATCAAATTTAATAAACATTGAAGTTAATCTTACTATAACACCCATAGAAACGGTGTTTGGTTTTTCATTATCTATCCCCCTATTGTAGCATAATTGAAGCGACTCAATGAATTGATTTTTTAATTTTTCAACAATTTTTTCATCAATGTCCAATAAATCAAATCCATCCAAAAGGCTTTCAAATAAGTGAGAATAACGAAGACATTGTTTTGTTTCTATATTCATAACTACTACCATTAAGGCATTCAGGTTTTTTCCATTTGCATAATCGTGTTCAATAAGAGCATATTTTAACTTATTCGTCATTGCGGACAATTTGTTTTGATACTTCCTCAAATCAACCCCCAATGAGAACTTTTCTTTGCTTTTTACTCCTATTATGTTTTCATAAAATTTCTTCTTTTTTTTAATATCAGCTATTAACATTCTCACCGATTTATAACATCTTCTTTCAATTGCAATCTGCAATGGGTTTAGATCTGTGTCATAATATAACGCTAATCCTTCCCCGTTTTCTAAATTTCTTTCAGGACCCGATATTTTTTTTAACTCAATCAATAAATCATACATATCATCACATTCGTCTGGTGTGTATTTAGACATTTTTTCCAATATTGGATCGGTTCTATTCTTACCACCAGATATTTGGGTTGTACGTTTTATTGTGTCCATACGTTTAACTATATAATTACACTACATTATATAATTAGATTATTCACTATTTACCCTTTTTCTTTGGTGCTTCAAATAGATGATTGTTCATATTACGTTCTGCTAATGACAGAAACCATAATTTGGACTCTCGTTTTTCTTTATTATACGAACGTAATAACAGTTCAATGAACGTACACAAAGTTGCATTTGTAAAAAGAGACTTCTTAAAAGCCTTGTCTTTTTGGTTTGTTTCAGCCCATTTATTCAAGTAATCTTCATTGTATTTGTTGTCTTGTTTGGTAATGCTATTCAAGTAATTATAAATATCACTTACCGTAGAATTATTACAAACGCGACCTAAGTAATTACCTACTACCTTCGATTGTTTCAATTTGAACTCAATCTCCCCGCTCTTTTTATTTACTAAAAACCCATATAATTTACTTAGGTTGTTTCGCGTAAAAATGTGTTGTTCTAATCCTGTTTTATAATTCCTTAATAGCGCATCATTAATGGGTACAAGCTGGTTGTTTTCAATCTTGAATAATGATACCTTGTTTGTGTAAAACAAGAACAAGTCTTTGTATCCAGATAATTGGTGTGCGTTCATATAGGATAATACTGATTCTTTGTAGTCGTGGCTATTTGCTTGTAACATATAATTGAATAATGCTTCTTTTTTATTCCACTCTAATAAATCCAAATAGTGGTCTACTTTCAATTGTTTCCAGTGTTCTTCCATAACCCCACCAAGTTCTTCCATTACCAATGCCTTTGTGATGTCTGCCCGGTAATACCAAGTCTTCTTATCTTGACTACTATTCTCAATCGTGCTAACCATAGCAGACAGTAAAAGGGATGCATTATCAATAGACGCCAATTCTTCTATATTGTTTTCAATGATACCCGTGGTCGTGCTATGGAGTTGATTGCTTGGTAACTTGGTAGGAATACGAACGTTAGTATGTTTCTCTTTGTATTGAATAGGAACAGTGCGTTCATATAGGGAAATGTATTCATCGGTAATTTCCAATGGCTGGAATAAAATATAGTCTCCTTTTCTAATTAAATACCCCTTACGGTTATATTGGTCCATTATATAATCATTTTTGTTAGTTGTGAAACGTTCTAATGCGAACTCAATGTGGTCTTCGTTATAAGCGTTATTTGCATTGATTAATTGAACCAATGCTTCGTGATGATAGAAAATATTTTCTTTGAATAACTCACGTAATCGTTTGGTAATAGGCAAAATGCTATTCTTGGCAAAATCACTGCTATTCGTATATTGGAAAGTTGTTTCTTTGTTGTATCCGTCTTGAAGCATACATTTGAAATCACAAGATTCCATATAATCGCAAGTAGAACTGTATGCTTTGTCTCCTATTTTATATGATTTGGAAGAAGTCATGGTGGAACTTAATATTTGTAATTCTGTATTCATTTTCGTTTCTGTAAAATTGGTTTGGTCGTGATTTAACAAGCAGTCCGTCGCTACCTCTTTCAATAATCGGGTAACTTTTCCGATTTTCGTTGCTTTTATTTCCGCATAGCGGTAAATATATAAATCAACCGTTTCTTTTTGTTCAACTGGGGTTGTGCTGTGGAAATAAATTTCGACATTTCGTTGGTTTAATTCCAAGTCGCAATGACTGTTATTACGAACGCTTCTACCAATGATTTGCTCCATGCGATTGGTATTGTACCATGGTTCCAATAAATGGGTTTGGCGAATGTTCTTGAAATCTAACCCCTCCGCAGCAGCACGTGTAATTAGCACAACCTTTACCCGGCTACCGTCTGCATTATTTGGGTGTGTAATATATTTCAAATCCTCGATGTTATTTGCGGATAATTCTTTTTCACCCGTAATCATTACATAGCGCGCTTGTTGAAAGGGTCTACCTGTTATATCATATTCATCCATTGTTTTCATTGTGAGACTATCCACTTTGGGGCGTGGATGGTTTTCTGAAAACAGCGATTTTGCTTGTTTTGAACTGCTATAACGAGCAAACCCCATTTCTTCCAATGCTAATGCCATTGGAATGATACCCGCGCTCAAATAGTGAGAATACACCATAATGATACCTTTTGCCCCTTCTTTAATCATTTTTGTAATTTTTGCAATCTTATGACTGTAATTGCGAATATGGTCTTGATGAAAAATAGGTGTGTCAATTTTATATTCGTAATCATAAACACTATTGGTCTCTTTGTCTACTTTATGGCTCATTGCTCTCTTCAAACCAGAAACACCGATTAGTTGTTTTATTGTTTCTTGTTTGTATTCTGAATTATCAATCATCTCTTGGAGACCTTCAACGGGAAATACAATGTTAAGGGCTTCCAACGGTTTTTGTAGGAAGGTGTATCCAAATGATTCCATATTTTCAAATTTACTGTAATCTTCACCATCAGCCATATTCTGTTTCATATATTCCATAACATAGTTGTATCCAGTGGTTTGGTATTCTTCCATTGAATGGGTATATAAATCCATATGTTGAATACCTGTTTCCAATGGATTATTATTCATTTGGAGTTCAGGTTTGTTTTCAATAATATTTGTATAGTTTTCCTTTACTACTGCATCCAATGCGTTCATTTGTTGGTTATCCACATTAATAGTAGCATCCATATTCATAAAATCACTGGGGTATAACCGGTGAGGAAATGTATATGGGTTTTCACCGCGCACATAAGAGATATATCCATTTAACTTGCGTTTTAACAATTGGGCTCCCTTTTCATCTCCCGTTGGTTGTTGGAATAATCCCGGGGCGGAATCCAATAAATTACCATCCTTATCAAAGACATCGCTTACCTTTATCTTACTTCGCTTATCAACCGCATTCAATAAATTGGTAAACCATACAACTTCTTGGGGACTATTGTACATTGGAGTCGCCGATAACAATAACAGACGAAAGTAATCACAATACTTGGTAATTTGAAATAACATATCCACTAATATTTTATCTTTTTTGTCGTCGGTGTTTCTGATATTATGGAATTCATCAATAATAAATAAACTATTATCAATATATTTTCGGATGCGCTTTTCGCGCTTTTTCTCAATCATTTGTTCGTCGTTTGATTCGTTTTGTGGATGAATAATCTTGTATAGTTTATTTGTTAATTCGCGGTAGCCTATAAAAATATAATTATCATTAATAATCGACTGAATCGTATTGACCACCTTATCGTAAGATTGATTTTTCACATTCATCGGGTTGATTTCGTTTAAAAAGTTCTCTCCAACGCATGTATGTAAGTTCCATTGTCCGTTGGTTTGCTTTAACTTACGTTCGTCGAATAACTGTAAACGAAAATTCTTTTGAACGGCAGGTGATGCGACAATACATATTTTACCACTGAACAATGACTTTGTCTTTATAGTAGACGTTTGTTTTTGGTATTGGCGTGCCTCCTCTGCAATGCCTATTGCACTGCACGTTTTTCCACTACCTAA